AGGATGTTTGCCCCTGCCCTATCAGCGTTTAATCAGATAGGCGGTGGCGTGCCTATCATGGGACAAGGCGGACACTCACAGCAGATTGGCGAGGAGTTCTTGGCGAGAGCAGTTGCGAGGGGTATGGCGATGATGCCACGCCCAGTGGTAAGCGTAGAAGAGATTAACAGCACTAATAATAGAGTTGAGGTAATAGAAAGATTAGCAACGATAAAATAAAAGACAATACTATGACGCAATTTGAGTTGATGAGAACAGCAGAAAGTCTGCTACGAGTGATGAATGATAATAATATCGACGTGTCAGATATTAAGTATATGAAGATGTATGACGATTATATACGACTAAAAAAAGAAGGTCACAAGGTCGGATATATTGTGTACTATCTCAGTGAGCAGTACGGATGCGGAGAAACAACCGTGTACCGAGTAGTTAAGAGAATGGAGAAGCGAATAGTTTAAGTTGTTTTTCATGCGATTGTATGAGGGTGGCTGCCTGCGAAGGTGGTCGCCCTTCTTTTTTATTCCTTTCACGCTGTGAAAGTGGAGAACGAGCCCTTGTAAAGGTTTTCTTTATTTTTATAAAGTACCTTTGTAACATAACTAATAACGAATATGGCAGTATTAAAGATTTTCAATGACATACAAACCGAGAACGAAAAGAATAATAGTAAGTTTTTCGGTGAGGCAGAAGGTATCTGTTACAAAGACGTGGATGAGTTCTGCGAGCAGATACCAGAGGATGATAATAAAATCGATGTACGCTTACATTGTAATGGTGGCTCTTGCACAGAGGGTTGGGCGATTTATGACCGCTTACGTGCTACAGGAAAGGAGATTACTTGCACGGTAGAGGGTAACGCTGCTTCAATGGCTACAGTTATCTTGATGGCAGCACCGAAGGAACGCCGTAAAGCTTATGCAAGTGCAGAGATATGCGTACATAATCCATGGATATCAAGTTGGGGACTTTCGGATATTGTTACAGCCGATGACTTAGACAAGGCGGCTAAGGACTTGCGAGATATACAAGAGAAGATGCTCAACCTATATGTAGAGCGTTGTGAGTGCGACAAGGACGAGATGCAGGCACTTATGAATGAAGATAAGTATATCGGTGTTAACGAGGCTATACGTCTCGGTTTGATTGGCGAAGTAATTGCGCCTGTTTCAGCCAAGAAACAAGGTGCTGTGTTTAACAATAAATCAAAGAACAAAATGGCAAAGGAAGAGAAGAAAGTAGAGGTTAAAGCCTCTCTGATTGACCGTGCGCTGGCGAAGTTGGGTATTAAGAACCTTGACGAGTTGGCTAAGGGTATGGACTTATCCACAAGTGACGGACAGATGCTCACTGTAGAGCGTGAGGAAGGAGAGCCACAGGTGGGAGACAAAGCAACTCCTGATGGTGAGTTTATGATGCCAGACGGTAAGACTATCGTAGTCGCTGATGGTGTTATTACTGACATCAAGACAGACGCTAACGGCAGCAACGAAGATGGCGAGAACACCGACCGAATCGAGGAGTTGGAGAAAGAAATCGAGGACTTGAAGAAAAGGATTGAGGAACTCGAGCAGGAGAAGAACGATGCTCAGGCAAAGGCTAAGACTACCGACGAGTTGCGCATCCTCAATGCTGTTAAGATGGCAGGCGGAGAAAAGGCTCTCAGTCAGATTACATCTAACTACAAGCCACAGCAGCGCAAGCCAGAGGGTAAGAACGCTCAGGCAAAGGCAGATGAACACAAGTCTGCTATGCGTGCGGAGATTGAGGCACGACGGAACGGAACGTTCAAGAAGAAGTAAGACAAAGAGTGTATAACTAAAAGATTATAAGGAAATGACAAAGTTTTTGGAAAACATCACATTCAATAATGAGGATGTAAGAGACTTAAAGGAACTCATCCCTATGACCATTGAGCAGGATGAGGACTTCCAGCGATTCACCAAGCTTATGAAGGTACATAATGGTGACCCACTCGCCCTTATCGGAGAGATTAACGATATCGGTGTTAAGGGTGCGGGCTGTAACCCTACCTACAAGGAGATTGGTATCAAGAACTCTCAGAAGCGTTGGGAGCTTGGCGACTGGAGTACACCTATCAAGGTATGTTATGAGGACTTCAAGGGTACTGTCGGAGAGTATTACCTCAAGGGTGGCACTGACATTCAGGATTTGACAAGCACCGAGATTATGAACGAAATACTCCGTCCACGTCTTGAGCGTATGTTGAAGCGTCTTATCTGGCGTTATGGCTGGTTTGGCGACAAGGACGCAAAGGACATCGCAGGCGGTGGCGTTCTGACAACTGGAACAGACGTGGAGTTGTTCAACGTTACCGATGGTTTGTGGAAGAAAATCTTTGCTATCGGTGCAGCTAATAGCGGTCAGGTTACTGCTATCGAAGCTAACAAGAAGACCTCTTATGCAGACCAGAAGGCAGCTATCCTCAAGGAAGGTGTTGCGACTGGCATCATCGATGCTATGCGTATGGATGCTGATGCTCGTATCACAGGAGATGGCGAATCTGTTATCATGCTTTCACGTGGTCTTGCTGATGCTCTTGCATATGACGTGAAGAGAACTTACAAGCAGATTATGCCTTGGAATACTATCTTCGAAGGTCTCGACATTGCAGAGTATGACGGTGTGAAGGTTGCACGTGTGAACGTTTGGGATAGCGTTATCAATGCTTACGAGAACACAGGCACTAAGTGGAACAAGCCATACCGTGCGGTATATGCTAACATCAATCAGTTACGTGTCGCTACTGATGCAGATGGTCTGCTGAGTAACCTTGATATCTTCTTCGACAAGAAGGAGCGTAGTAACTTCATTTACGCTGCTGGTCGTATCGGTACAAACATCGTTGAGGACGATATGGTCCACGCTGCTTACTAATAGGAGGACAGAATTATGGCAGGAATTTGTGAATCAATTATCGCCAAAAGTATTGAGGCGAACTGTGAGAACCCCTTAGTAAAGGGAATGGAGGCTGATGGTGTTATCATCAATCGTAATGATATTGACTTTTCACAGTCAGTATTCGACACGGACAGCAAAAACATCATCAAGCAGCTTATCTTGAAGACTGGCAAGAAGGGTTATTCTGTCGTTCAGATGGGAGCAACACCTTATACAGGTCTTAAGACCAGCCTTGCAACGGGTAAGTATCGTAATACTTTCAACAACGAAATCCCTATTGCGGTGCTTGACAACAGTCCAGAGGTGGCACAAAACATCATTGATGGACTTGCTAATGGTACATTCGTTCTTGTATTGCGTAATGCTCACAAGGGCGAGAATGGCAAGGCGGAGTATCAGGTGTACGGCTACTATCAGGGCTTGCACTCTACGGAGATCGTGAACGAGAAGTATAGCGATGACACAGATGGCGGTTGGCTTGTCACTCTCAAGGAGGAGAATGCGCCAAAATCTGCGCTATTCTACTTTAACACGGATGCCAAAACTACTGAAACACAGTACAAGGCATTGCTTACTGAAACTCACGCATGACAGTAGAAGAAGCATATACTAAGATTGAGGAACTGAAGGGGCGTTATGATAGTCCCTTCAGCAACTCTGATAAAGAGAGTATCGAAGAACTCTATTACGAGGTACTTGGTAAGAGCTTTGTACCGACATCATGCCAGCAGTGCTATCATGATGCGTTGATAGAGGTTTATGTTTATCTTAAGAAGAACGGAAAAATGGCTGAAAAGTGTAATTATAGATTGAAGGCTGGTGCTATCATTTGCTGCCCTAACTTCAATGATGGTCAAGTATATAGCAATGACAATCTCACAGACGAGGTTGCATCTGCATATTTAGAGCAGTACCCTGAACAGGTAGAGCTATTCCAGCAGTTACCTTCTGAGGGCGACAATACCAACGACGATGGTAGCGTGACAGAGAACGAGGGCGACAATACCAAGAAGAAAGGTAAGTAATCAATAGGAAGAGCGAAGATGAACGTAAAAACTGCAAAAAAGCCAGACACACGTGTAGAGGTTAAGTACAAACAGAACTTTCATCTACAGAGCTACGGAGACGATAACCTCTATCCACAGAACTTGATGGCTATCACGAGCGCATCAGGAACAGCACAGCTATGTCTTGATAGATATAAGAAGTTCATTGAGGGTTTTGGTTTCAATGATGAAAATCTGTCTGCGTGGAAGGTGAACAGATATGGTGATACTATGGACGATTTGCTTCGACAAGTGTCTGATGATGTTGCACGTTTCGGAGGCTTCGCTCTTCATATTAACTATAATGTTCTTGGTCAGGTGGCAGAGGTTAACTTCATGCCATTTGAGCAGTGCCGATTAGAGGAGACGGACGATGCTGGTGTGGTATCGCATATCTTGCAGCACGTCGATTGGAAGGGAAAGAGAACGAAGAACGGAAAGACAGAGTATCTTGATGATAAGCATATTAAGAAGTTTAACGTCTTTAATCCCGACCCTGTAATGGTAATGCAGGAGATTGAGGATTGCGGAGATATTGATAGTTATAATGGTCAGGTGTTATGGGTTTCAACGGAAGGAAAGTACCAATACCCAACACCAATATATGATGCTGCTATTACAGAGATTAGCACCGATGAGGGCTTAGGAAACATAAAGTACCGAAACGTTCGTAACAACTTCCTTGTAGCTTGTATGCTTGTTGCGAAGAAGGGAGCACATATTGACGAAAACGGCAATACAGAGGAACGCCAGATGATTAGCGATGAGGACTTGACAGCATTTCAGGGCGACACTCGAGGGTCTAAGATTCTCTATATAGAATTAGAGAATGACGAGGACAAACCAGAGGTTGTTCCGTTCCCGACAAGGAACTTTGATAAAGAGTTTGCAACGACAGATGAGAGTGTTGTGGAGCGTATATACGCACAATTCCATCAAGAGTTATTCTACTCTATCCGTATCGGCAAGCTCGGTTTCTCTGGTAATGTGATGCAAGATGCCTACGGATACTATGCAGGTGAGGTTACGAACGAACAACGCTTTATCGAGCGTGTGTTTAATAGCATTTTTGCTCATTGGTTCGATAAGACTATGCCGCAGAACTTCTCAATTCGTCCGCTGAAGTATGTAGCAGCGGAGAGCAATAACAAGAGTAATGGAGAGTAAACACATTCTTTCGGTCGAGCAGTTCAAGGAATTAGCAAGACCAACATCTAAGCATATTGACGAGGGCGATATTATGACATTCGTCAGAGAGTGCGAAGAGATAAAGATTATACCTGCTGTTGGTTTAGAGCGTTTTAAGGAACTGATTAACGACCCAGAGGATAGCCGGAATAAAATTCTGCTTGAAGGTGGAGAGTATAACGACAAGTGCGGTAAGTTAAAACGATGCGTAGGATTGCAGACGGCTGTCGCATACTTCGTTTACGCCCATATGGTGATGGTTGATGGCGGTATGTTAACACGTACTGGCTTGATGCAGCATAACGACAGTTACGCAAGCAGAGAGGACAATAAAAACAGAGTACGCTTATATGATGATGCTATGAACGCAGCAGAAACATACTTAAGCAGTTGTTTAGCCTATATCAAGGCAACAGAGAAAGAAGATATTAGTCCTGTAAGGGGTACAAGAATAAGGTTTCATGCTATAGGAGATTAAATTAAATGTCTAAGGTTGAAGAATTGCGCCAGCTGGCGAGAGTGATTAAAAATGAGACTGCTATCGGTGGTAACACTGCCGAGCGTGTCGGTAGTGCCTTCGAGGGTGTCGCAGATGCTATTGAGGGTATAGACCAAATTAACGAGATGGAAAAGGCGGTCGATGCCGTCAAGGAGAAGTTGAATGCAAGTAAGCAAGCTATTGAACAAGCGGTGGCGGCCCTTCCTATTGCGCAGGAGGCAGGCGACAGCGTAACAAAAGTGATGTCTCAAGCTGCTGTGACAAGGCTCATTGAAGAATCGTCACAAAAAGGAAAAGTGATGAATATCACTTCCTCTACTCCTTACACAGATGGCAATTACCTTGCAAAGGGTACTATTGGTAGCTTAGTAGGCATAGAGCACGACTATACAGGTAGGTTGACATCTCCAATTAATCTTGAAGCAGGTGAGGTGTTGGAGTGTGTTATACCTTGTCGCAATTACGTAGGTTATGCCGCACTTGCAGAAGTAG